TGCTACCTGGTGCTGCCTGAGCTCGAGCCTGGCTGCTACCTGCTGCTACCTGGTGCTGCCTGAGCTCGAGCCTGGCTGCTACCTGCTGCTACCTGGTGCTGCCTGAGCTCGAGCCTGGCTGCTGCCTGGCTGCGACCTGGCTGCGACCTGGCTGCTGCCTGGCTGCGACCTGGTGCTGCCTGAGCTCGAGCCTGGCGCCGTGATGGTGGCGACTGCCTGGGCTGTCAGGGGCTCGGATCCGGCTGTTTTCTGGACGCTCAAAAAAAAAGCGATCGGGATCCGACTAAAGGTATAATCTTTGTATGAGGTTTTATAATTCTCAGACCCAAAACCAAAACACGGCCTATCGACGGCTCCAGGCGATGAAAGTCTTACTCCGCCAGCCAGACCCCGCCGAGCTACCGCCGAGACGGTACAGGCCCATCTACACGGTTCCAGTCCACCGTGACGCCTTAGTCGCGTCCCTCCACACCGCGTACACCCAACACCGCCTGCTCGACACACGGGGAGAGGTATTATGAGTGACACCGTAGAGAAGGCCCCGAAGGACCAGGAGAATCGTGGAGGGAAGCGTCGTGGCGCTGGGCGACCGAAAGGGTCGCGAACGAAGCGTGTCGTGGCGCGAGAGCGACGAGAAGCGGAAGAGATTGAGATTCTGCGTGAACGGTTTCGGGCGCAGCGCGGGCCACTCTTTGATGCCCAGATCCAGCACGCCATTGGGATCAGCCATTTCTTCTTGCGGGACAAGGGCGGGAAATTCGACCGGATTACCGATCCAGACGTGATTGCCGACGCGCTGAGTAAAGACGAGGGCTATTACATTTTCACGAAAGACCCCTCGGCTGCGGCCTTCAAGGATATTGCGGACCGAGTGATGGGGAAGTCGGTGGATGTGGTGGATGTGGGGCATAGCGGGACCGTCCGGTATATCCACGAACAGGAAGGCCCGCCACCGGGGAGCACGACAGGGTGAGCAGAGCGCGAGAAGACGTCCGGTCCATTCCGTATTGGCCGAGACCCTTGCAAGCGGCCGTCAGCAAGGGGATGTCGTCGTGTCGGTTCGGCGTGCTGGTCTGCCATCGGCGTTTCGGCAAAACCGTTCTCGCGATTAACCTCCTCCAGAAGGCCGCGCTCATGTGTACGCTGGACCGTCCACGTTTCGCGTATATCGCCCCCACCTACCGCCAGGGCAAAGCGAGTGCGTGGGATTACATGCAGCACTACGCCAAAGCGGCTCGGGCACGGATTCACCAAGCAGAATTGCGGGTTGATTTCGAGAATGGGGCACAGGTACGCATTTTCGGGGCGGACAACCCTGACTCGATGCGCGGCATTTACCTGGACGGGGTGGTCTTTGATGAATTTGGGATGCAACCCCCGCGGGTGTTCAGTGAGGTGATCCGTCCCACCCTGGCTGACCGTCATGGATGGGCGATGTTTATGGGCACACCGGCCGGGAAGAATGAATTTTACGCCCAGGCCCAGAAAGCCCGCACGAATACGGACTGGTTTTATGCGGAGCACAAAGCCTCCGAGACCGGGATTCTGCCCGCTGAAGAATTGGAGGCGTCTGCGGGCGATATGACGGCCGACGAATACGCACAGGAATACGAGTGCAGTTTCGAGGCGAGCGTCAAGGGGGCCATCTTCTCTGCCGAACTCTTGGACGCGGTGGCGGCTGGACGGGTGACCCAAGTGCCGTATGACCCGGCACTGCCTGTTGATACAGATTGGGATCTGGGCATTGGCGATGCGATGTCGATCTGGTTTAGCCAGTCCACACGCTCTGGCGAGGTCCGCTTGATTGATTATTACGAGAATAGCGGGGAAGGGCTCCCGCACTACGTCACGGTCTTGTCAGATCGGGGCTATACCTACGGGGAACACTGGGCACCGCACGATATCCGGGTCCGCGAACTCGGGACAGGGAAAAGCCGTCTTGAGACCGCCCGTGGGCTCGGATTGAACTTCAAGGTCGGGCGTAATCTCAAGCTCGAAGAGGGCATCCACGCGGCCCGGCTCTTCTTCCGTCGGTGCTGGTTTGACGAGATACATACACGCGTCGGGCGTGAATCCTTGCAGCACTATCGACGGGACTACAATGCCCGTCTCCAGGAATTTACGGCCACCCCAGTGCATGATTGGGCGAGTCATGGCGCAGACGCCTTCCGTGGGCTCGCGGTGCGGCATAGGACGCCAGAGCCGGATGAAATCGCGCTCCCCCCGTATGTCTCATCGGGAGTCTGGCAGTGAGGCAGGACGCACACGACGATTACGCGGAACGCATGGCCGCACGCGTGCGGCTGTATGCGGTGTGCGCGGAACTGAAGATCCCGATCTTCGTGTCTGGGAAGGCGGGGCAAATCGAAGAACTGGAGCGATGGTGGAGACTCCCGGCACCGGACACGGTGCCTGCGTCAAAGGATAAATAGATGGCGACCACAGCACAGGACGATGCCCTGCTTGATCGGATTCGCGAGCGGTATCAGTTAGCCGAGGACGGCTGGCGTGATATCCACACGGAAGGCGCAGAGGATATGCGCTATGTCGCGGGTGACCCCTGGAGCGCCGAAGACAAGGCGCAGCGGAAAGAGGCCAACCGCCCCGCCCTTGCCCTGGACGAGCTGGGACAGTATTTCAACCAGGTGATTAACGACGTACGCTCGAATCCACGCGGGGTCCGGTTCTCTGCCACCGGTGACGGCGCGTCAGACGAGTCCGCCACGTTCTATCAGGACAAGATGCGCGAGATCGAATACCGGTCGAACGCGCAGATCGCGTATACGTCCGCCTTTGAAAACGCCGTCCAGCGAGGCTATGGCTTCTGCCGGGTCAATACCGAGTTCACCTCGCCGCGGTCGTTTGATCAGGACATCATCATCCAGCCGTTCCCGAACCCAGACATGGTGCTTCCAGACCCCACGGCACTGCGTCCAGACTCGTCAGACATGCGCTATTGCTTCGTCCATGAGCACTGGCGACGAGAGGACTTCATACGGGAGTTCGGTGAAGAGTCCGCCCACCAGGACTTCGACGCACTCTCCGTGGACTACCCAACATGGTTCACTGATTCCCATGTCATGCTTGCTGAATACTGGGAGATCGAAGAGGCCGACGACGTCTTGCACCAGTTTCAGATGCCGGATGGCTCCGTGCTCGGGATCTTGAAGTCTGAAATTTCGGATCGGTCGCTGTTGCCTGCGCTCGGGCTCAGCGCCTGGCCGGAGTCGATACAAGATCGCCAGGTGCGCGTCCCATCCGTGAAACAACACCTCACCAACGGTGTCGAAATCCTCTCCACCACGCCGTGGCCGGGGAAGCATATCCCCATTGCGAGTTGCTACGGGAAAGTGATTTATGTCGCCGGTGGGGCCGGGCCAGAGCGAAAACTGATGTCGATGACGCGGTTGGCCCGTGATCCCTATATGCTGTATTGCTACTACCGGACGACCCAAGCAGAACTCGTGGGCATGACGCCCAAAACACCGTATATCGGGTATGAGGGCCAGTTCAAGGGGCATGAGATCGAGTGGTCGAAGGTACAACACACGCCGGTCGCTTATCTCCAGGCGAAGGCCGTGACGGAAGGCTCCAGCGGGCAAATCCTCCCGCTCCCGCAGCGCCAACCCTACTCGCCCGCTATTGACCAACTGGAGTTCGGGGCTGAAGGGGCGCGGCGAGCCATTCAGGCGGCGATGGGGGTGAGCCCGCTGCCCGCGAGTGCCCAGCGACGGAATGAGAAGAGTGGCGTCGCACTGCAACAGATCGAGGCGAGCTCGCAGAAGGGCACGTATCATTTTGTTGATAATTTCGACCACATGCTGCGCCAGATCGGCGTCATTGTTGAAGATTTAATGGGATCGACCTATGACACGCCGCGAGACGTCGGCGTCATTGGGGCGAACGATGAGGCGCGGACGGTGCGGATCAATGACGAGGAGATGACCCCCACTGCCACCCAGAAGAAGCCGGTGTCGACGCGAGGCGATCACCAGGCCACCATCTCGACGGGGCCGGCGTTTGAGAGCCAGCGACAGGCGGCGTCTCAATTTGCCGACCAGTTGGCGGGAAACCCTGACGTGTTCAGGTTGATTGGTCCGATGATTATCAAACTGAAGAATCTTGGACCCATTGGTGACGAGATTGCCGAGGCGCTGAAGTTCTTGCAGCCGCCCGAAATGCGGAAACCGGAGGAAGGCGAGGAGCCGGATCCGATGCAGCTCCAACGGCAGTTAATGGAAGGCCAGCAACTGCTTCAGCAGGCACAGGCCCAGATTCAGGAACTCACCACGCAGGCGGAAACCAGCGCGATGAAGGAACAGGCCAAAACACAGCGAGAGGCGATGCTCGCGGACATCAAGAAGGAACTGGCGATGATGTTGCAAACCATGAAGGGCGAACAGGCGATTGCACTGGCCCGTGTGAAGGGCGAAGAGGATCTAGCACTCCAGGACGATGCCCAAGGACACGAACTTGGGCTCTCGGCGGTCCATGCAGCGGAGACGAGGAATACGCAAAGGAGTGACGATGCCGGCAGTTGAGCCTAGCGGTGACTCGGCGGAAGTAGTTTTACGTGGCATGGAGAGAACGCCGAAATCACTCAAGGCGCGTGTGCCAGAGTCCATCTACCAGGCCGTTGCGGACGAGGCAGAGCAACGTGGCATGTCATCGAGTGCCTTTGTGGGCGCGGCAGTGCGGCTGTTTCTACGTCGACTCGGACATCGGATGTGAGCAGACTGACTCCACAGCAGCGATGGCTCACTGTTGGTCGACGCTGGGATCAGCTCAGGGCCGGCATTTTGAGCCACGCATCCCGCGAGGTCGGCACGATCTACAGGAACGACAGAGTACGGCAGTATGACGTCGTTCCCATGTCTTCCTGTGAGGCGAGCGAGACCCCAATCCTTGAAAAAGTCATATCTCGCAAACTGGGTATTCGCAGTGGACGAGGCCGGGGTAGAACTGGGTCGCCTGTTATTCCGTTCTACACGGGGACTGACGGGGCCACGCTCTGGGAGCAGCCCCGTCGACACCACAAGCACTGGACAGAGGAACAATGGCTGGCGTCCATAGAGTTCGCACAACAGACACGGGACGGGCATGTCGATGGACGATTTATGCGCGAATCCCCGCAGATCGTCATAAAGCAAGACCTGCTCCCTACCGGTGTCGAGAGGACGCGGCGCGATTCCTGAGCGGTAAAGCGAGTGCGGGGGGCCTACAAACTGGAGCGACAAGAGCGACCAGAAATCGCCGCCGCCACAAAATCACCCACAGCCGGTGACGCTTGAACGAAAGCGAAACTGTAAGTTGTTGAAAAGATTGGCTCCTGAGGCTGGACTCGAACCAGCAACCCTCCGGTTAACAGCCGGATGATGTCGGGATGCAGATCAACTAGGAGTATGCCTGAGTACGCCTGAGTACGCCAAGGGGCTGGAGCGTCAGAGACGTCCGGCTGAACAAGGAGAGAGCACATGCCGAAGGGACCAGGAACATACGGGAGTCGAGTGGGACGTCCACCAACGCGGAAGCCGAAGAAGGCCACACCGAAGAAGAAGTGATCCGGTGAGGCCACGACATCACGGTCGCTGATTTTCTTGGGTCCACTTTGTGTCCACTTTGTGTCCACTTCCCCCATAGCATCGACTGACTCGTCGATCATGGGCATGTGAGTGACATAACATCTGCCGACCAACCTGCCGATTCGGCTCCGGCACCAGACGCTACATCGGACTCGACACCGTTCGACCTCGAATCGCTGTCTCCGGCTGAGTATGGAGCCTGGCAACTGTCAGGCAATCTCCCCGGAGAGACGCCAGACCCAGATCAGGACGCGCCGTCGTCTGCGGACTCGGCATCCGCCACGCCTGACCAGCAGGCCGCCTCAACGGAGGTGCCACCAGAACAGTCAGCCTCGGAAGCTGGCGCACCCGCAGCGCAGCCCACTGAGGGCATGAAGCCGGCAACGGCGGATCGCTTTCAGGAGTTGTTAGCGGACCGTGCCGCACAGAAGACGCGTGCGGAGACGGCCGAGCAGGCATTACGGGATCTACAGTCGCCGCGTGAGACACAGGACGGGAGCGCCGCGTCGTCCACGGCCAACGCGACCGACAGTGAACCGCAGCAGAAGGACTTTGACGACTACGAGAAGTACATCAGCGCCCTGAGTCGCTACGGAGCCCGTCAAGAGCACGTTAAGCTCCGGGCGTCCGATGCGCGAGAGCAACAGGTCAAGGCGCACTTCTCGGCGTTTACCAAAGTCACAGAAGAGGCATCGGCGCGGCTCAAACAGGCCGAAGTCGACGACCCCGAGTTCGCTGCCAAGCTGGATCCACGTCTATTGGATATCCAGCCTGCCAGTCTTCTGGGGCCAGGCGACAAGATCGATGCGCGGAATGTGATTGCCGATGACATTCTGCGATCGGCACATACCGCCGACCTCTTGCAATACTTCTCAGCCCACCCGGATGAGTTTGACCGGTTGGGTGCGCTGCCAGATCCGTATCTCCTGCAGCGGGAACTGGGCCGTCTTGAGGCTCGATTCACGGCGACAGCCGATGGGTCGACGCCAACAACGGACCCGCAATCCTTTGTCTCACGGGCACCCGCTCCGCCGGTGACCCTCGGCCGTCGCACGGTCGCGGATACCGACCCGGTGGACTCGGCGCTCGCACGAGGCGATGAAGCAGCCTACATACGCGAAGCGAATCGACGCGAAGCGCGTGAGCTCGAGGCTGGCTAAGAGGTGAATCATGTCTGTGTCAAATAGTTTGCTTTTTGCAAATTGGCTTGCGATGGAGTCAATGCGGATCCTCACGAATAAGCTGGAGGTCTGCAAGTTCTTCAACACGGAATACAATAAGGAATTTAAGCGTGAGTTCGCCATTGGCGAGACATTGCGCGTGAAGTTCCCGCAGAGATTCCGCGTCCGTGATGGGCTGACCTACTCGGCTGACTCATTGATCCGCCGGAACACCACGGTCACCGTTGACCAGGTGTTTGGGATCGACTTTGAGTGGGATTCGGTGGAGGCGGCGCTCAAGCTGGAGCGTAAGTCCTACGTCCGCGAGGAGTATATCGTCCCGGCCATGTCGCAGTTGGCACAGGAGATTGACTCCAGGGCCGCATTGTTTGCCTATCAGAACACACCGAATATCGTCGGTGTGAACGGGACCGACCCCACGGCGCTGACCACATTCAAGCAAGCGCGCCAACGGATGGTCGAGCTGGCCTGTCCTCCAGGTGGACCGAAGGATAAGGGGATGATCATCAGCCCAGCGATGAACACCTCGATCACGGACTCGGTGTCCGGGTATTTCAACCCGACCTCTGAGCTTTCCAAGGCGTACCAGGAAGGCGCGATCGGCACGGCCTCAGGCTTTATGTGGCATGAGTCGATGTCCCTCAAGCGACACACCGCCGGGACATGGGCGGGGGCAGTGACCATCAATGGCGCGGGCCAGTCTGGTGCGTCGCTGAACCTTACCTGCACCACGGGCGACACATTCCTGAAGGGTGACGTGATCTCGATTGCCAGTGTGATCATGGTAAACCCGAAGACGCGGGAAGCCGTCCGAACCCAGGCCAAGCAGTTCGTCATTACGGCGGATGTGACTGGCTCGGCAAGCGCGGCGACCGTCGCAATCAGCCCGAGCATCTACGGGACCACCAGTCAGTATCAGAACGTCGATGCGTTGCCAGCGAATGGTGCCGCCTTGACACTGATGCCGGGCACGACGAGCCCGAATGGCACAGTGGGCACACAGGCGCTCGCGCTCCACAAGAACGCCTTTGCCCTGGTGGGCGTCCCGCTGGAGGTGCCGAAGAAGGCTGAGATCGGCGTGCAACGCCGTGACCCGAATACCGGGATCGCCATCCGGTTCGTACGGGACTTCGACGCGGAGAAATCACGGATGATTAACCGGTTTGATGTCCTCTTGGGATTTGGCCGGCTCTATAATGACGAGTGCGCCGTCCGTATCGCTGGCGCCTAACCCTGACGACAACATGGAGACCATCATGAGACTTAGGAGCTTTGTGATCACTGTCTCGCTGCTGGCCCTGTTTGTGGGTCCGGTGCAGGCGCAGACAACACTCAACACCACAGCACTCGCCTCGGCGGTGACCTCGACCTCGCAGCGGTCGATCTCGCTGGATTCAGCGTCGAACATCACGGCCAATACGAATCAACTCTATGTCGGATCGGAGTTGATGGTCGTGACCAGTGTCAATACGACCACCAACGTCGTACAGGTGTCCCGCACGGGGGCCACGAGTACGCACGGGGTGGACGACATCGTCATCATCACTCAGCCTGGGTCTGTGGTGGGTGGCGACCTCTCGGGGACATGCACCACCACCGCGACGTTCCGTCCGACCATAAACGCCAATACGAGCCGTCTGTATGACTGCTCAGCGGGTTATTGGCAGGAACGCTCCTCAACCGCCTACACGGTCTATCGACAAGAGTTCAATGCGCCGTGTTTCGCGTCTGAGGAGGCGGATGGGACCGTGGAGCTCGTGAGTGATGCTGGCGAGAACCGGGCGATCTGTCCGGGTGGGGCACCGAATATCTTCACCTATCGCCTGGATGGCGCCCAAGCAACCCCGTTCATCTCTCGGGGCGGGACACTGGATATCGACAACAATGGGGCCGACGACGAAGGGGTTGAGATTGCAGCCTCGGATATTGCGGTCAGCGTCTCCGGCTGGGTCGAGACCGGGACATCACGAGCAGCCTATACGCGGGCGAGCATCACGATTGCGTCCGTGAGTGGCACTGACAACCTCTATTTCGGGTGGAAGCTGGCTGGGGCCGTGGTTGATAACAACGTGCTTGAGACCATCAATACGGGCGCGTGGTATCACCTGAACGACACTGCCGGGAATATCGAGATTCAGACGGCAGATGATGGCACTGATGCGGACGATGAGGACGACCAGGTCGTGACGTGGGCCGATGCGGAGACGCATGTGCTGGAGGTACGCGTCTCGGAAGCTGGTGTTTTTACGTTCTTCATTGACGGACTGGCGTCGACCATCGCGACGGCGACTGGTGCCGCGGCGGCTGGCGACCTCTTGGTGCCGGTGCTGGGCCTGTTGCTGGCGTCTGATGCCGATGCTGAAGTCAATGTGAATTGGTGGGAGGTTGGATACCTCAACGACACGAGCGAGTTCTAATGGTACAGAACGACTTTGACGGGTCACGCGCGGGAACGCCATATGTGTATCAGGCGTTCCCGCGCATGTTGTATCACGACAGCCATCCGTCGCGAATTGTGGCAGACCAGGTCGCACTGGACATTGCCCTCGCAGCGGGGTGGCGTACGACGGTCCTCGCGGATACTCCCCCGCCTGTGACCACGACGCCACCTGTCGTGACCTTTCGCAGAAAGCGTGGACGCCCCCCGAAGAAAGTGACGGCCTAGCTGGCCGTCTAGGCCACTATGCCGAGCTTTACAGTTCCCAAGGTCGTCAAGGGTGCGCTGCTTGAACTGGGGGTCCAGGATCCCGGTGAGACCACATCCGCGGCCGACCAAGCGGACGCCATTGATGTGCTCAACCGGCTGCTAGACGGCTGGAACGCCGATCGGCAGACGGTCTATGCCACCGCGAAGTCCAATTTCACGCTTACCCCGGATCTGAATCCGCACACCATCGGTCCGACCGGGGGGACATTCACGACCGCGACGAATCGCCCTGTCTCTATAGACGGGGCGAACCTGGTGTTGACCGGGGGCGAGCGGTTGCCTATCGCGATTCGTGACGCTGCCTGGTATATGTCGACGCGTCTCCCGGCACTGGGGTCGAATGTCCCCACAGACCTCTATTATGAGCCGAACTTCTCGAGCGGGCTCGGGAACCTGTTCTTCTGGCCGGTGCCGGACACGGCCTATACCGTCGACCTCTGGATGCGCGTGGTGCTGTCGCAGGTCACGTCGGCGA